GTATGGAGTTACTGAAGAAGATTTATTAGCCCAAACAGAGGCGCTGCTGTGATTGCTACCCTCCAGCTGCCGCTACCGCCATCAGTTAACACTTACTGGCGCAATTTCAGGGGCAGAACAATCCTCAGTCAAGGCGGCAGGGATTACAAACTAGCGGTGCAAGAGTACGTCACGGTCAACAAAATACCTAGTTTTGGCGCAAACAGGCTTATGGCGATCATTACTATCTTCCCAAGGGATAAGCGCAACATCGACCTAGACAATAGGCTAAAAGGTTTATTTGACGCATTGCAAGATGCCGGCGTGTTTGAGGATGACGGTCAGTTTGACAAAATAGAGATTGCAAGGGGGTCGATTAAATCGGGCGGCGGTTGTACAATTGTTATAGCTACCTTGTGAGGCCACTATGGATTATCCTGCCGTTTTCGTGTCTACTTTGTTCCACAGCGGGACAAACGCACACTTTATGCACTTGCAGACCGACAGTTACGCCAAGCACGTTGCGCTGAACGAATACTATGACACGATCATTGAGTTAGTTGATAAATGGGCAGAGGCTTATCAAGGCGCTTACTCAATCATCAAGAGTTACCCCAAAGACTTTCATTTAGCCACCGATCCCGTCAAATACATCACAGGCGTAAAAGCGTTTGTTAAAGACATTCGTGACGAACTGCCCAAAGATTCAGAATTACAGAACATTGTGGACGAGATTGCTGACTTGATCGATTCAACCCTCTATAAGCTAAAGGCGTTCAAATGAATAAGCCTGGACTCTACGCCAATATTCTTGCTAAACAAGAGCGCATTAAAGCAGGCAGCGGCGAAAAGATGAGAAAGCCAGGTGATCCAGGCGCACCTACGGCTAAAGACTTTAAAGAATCAGCTAAGACAGCCAAGGACAATAAGAAATGACAGCGGCTTGGCAACGCAAAGAAGGGCAAAACCCTGCTGGCGGTCTAAATGCCAAAGGTCGAGCGAGTGCCAAAGCCGAAGGCATGAACTTGAAGCCACCAGTTAAGTCAGGCGATAACCCAAGACGTGCCAGTTTTCTTGCACGAATGGGCAATATGCCAGGGCCAATGGAGAAAGACGGGAAACCGACTCGATTAGCCTTAGCTTTAAAAGCATGGGGCGCATCAAGCAAAGAAGATGCCCGATCAAAAGCTAAAAACATAAGTGAGCGTAACCGTGGCTGATCCTAAAAAACTTGCTGACGCACTGACTCAAGACCAATTGATTGCTCAATTTAATCGCAATGAGGCTCAAGCGCAGCCGTGGTATATGAAACCAATGGACATGGAAGGCCGAGCGACATTCTTACCGTTTAAGGATACGTTGCCAGGCTCTGTGATGAATAAACGGGAATTTGCATTACCAGGTCTTTTGGCGGGTGCGGTCAATGCATTTACAGCGCCTGGTCGAGTATCTACTCAAGGATTTGACGCACCAGAAGAAGCCTTAAATTTAGCTACAAATGTATTTGGTGGCGGCATTACAACAGGCAAAATGATGCGAAACCCAACAGGCGTGGGTGGTACAGATTTAGCACTAAATGTATGGCATGGCACACCGCACGAGGTTAAAGGGAAATTTGATTTAGATAAAGTCGGAACTGGTGAGGGCGCACAAGCATATGGCTACGGAACTTATTTTGCTGAAAACCCTTTAGTAGCAAAAGAATATCAAAAGATGCTTGCCGGCCCAGAGCAAACAGCATCAGATTATTTAAAAATGTATAAAACGCCAGAAACAGCTATTTCTGCGCTTCAAGAAAGTATTTCTCCCAACCTTACGCCAGAAGCTAAAAAATTTACACAAGATGCAATTGACGTATTGAAATCTGGCAAACCTTTAATTGGGAATTTGTATAAAGCAGACATTCCTGATGCAGCTATACCTCAAATGCTCGATTGGGATAAACCTCTTTCTCAACAAAAACATATTTGGGACAAATTGCCACAAGATGTAAGAAACGCAATAGATGACGCATTGGAGAATAGTGGTCGAACTTCAATGAGTGACGCTTTGGGTGAATACAAAGGTAGGCATTTATATAAAGCGTTAGAGCATCATGAAGTCCACGAATCGTTACCACCTCAAATTGGGGCATCAGATTGGTTTAAAGGTGACACTAGCCCAGCGCAACATACGTCAGCCTTTTTAGAATCTCTTGGAATACCTGGGGTGCGTTATTTAGATCAAACAAGTAGAAAAACAGGTCAAGGAACAAGTAATTTTGTAGTATTTAAACCTGAAACCGTTGAAATTCTTGAAAAAAACGGTATTCCAACGAGAAAAGAGTTGCTGCAACAAGAGTTTGATAAGCTAGATAAGTAAGCTAAACTCAACCAATCTTAAATCTAAGACCATTGAGAAAAGATATGGCAATTGAAAAACAATCCAAGATTATCAAAGGCGGTAAGAGGGAAGGCGCTGGTAGACCTGTTGGTATTCCTAACAAAAGCACAACGAAAGCTAGAGAGGCTATAGCAGCCTTTGTAGACGGTAATGCTGACAAACTACAAGAATGGCTTGACCAAATTGCAACAGATGAACGGTATGGCCCAAAGACAGCGTTTGATTGTTTTATGGCTGTTGCTGAATACCACGTTCCTAAACTTGCACGAACCGAACATACTGGCGCTAATGATGGCCCAATTGAACTGGTGGTCAAGTGGCAAGACGGGAAGTAGTCTTGCCATATAGTCCACGGGGTGCGTTCAAGCCATTCCACAACAGAACCGAACGTTGGGCTTGCCTTGTTGCACACCGACGAGCTGGCAAGACAGTCGCAGCCATTAACGACATTGTTCGGGCTGCGCTCATGTGCAAAAGCACAAACCCACTATTTGCATACATTGCGCCATTTCGTAGCCAGGCTAAGTCTGTGGCTTGGGATTACTTGAAACACTTTGCTGCGCCTGTGCTTGCGTCATCCAACGAGGCCGAGCTAACCATCGAGCTTATAACTGGCGGCAAGATACGCTTGTTTGGGGCTGACAACGCAGATGCTATGCGTGGCTTGGGCTTTGATGGCGTATTCATGGATGAGTACGGTGACTTCAGGCCATCAGTTTGGGGTAACGTTATCCGACCTACATTGTCAGACAAGCAGGGTTGGGCGGTGTTCGCCGGTACACCAAAGGGAAAGAACCAGTTTTGGCAGATATTTGAAACAGCCAAAAAAACGCCTGATGAGTGGTTTCACCTTGTTCTCAAGGCTAGTGAGTCTGGACTGCTACCCGACACAGAGCTACGGGCAGCTGCCGCACAGATCAGCGATGACCAGTTCTTGCAAGAGTACGAGTGTTCGTTTGAGGCGGCAATCCTTGGTGCTTTTTATGGCGAGGACTTACGCAAGATTACAGATGCCGGTCAGGTTAGGCGTGTTGATTACGATCCGCACCTACCTACATACACGGCTTGGGACTTAGGCTATCGTGATGACACGGCTATTTGGTGGTATCAAGTCATCCGCAACGAAATCCACATCATTGATTATTTTGCAATAAGTGGTGCAAACATTGCAGAAATAGCTAAAATAGTCGTAGAAAAGCCGTATAAATACGCAAAACATTACTTACCGCACGATGCAAGGGCTAAAACTCTAGCAGCAGCGGGTAAGTCAGTCATTGAGCAGTTGAGTGAGTATCTAGGGATTAACAACATGGCGATTGTGCCTGACTTGTCGGTGCAAGACGGGATTCAGGCGGTTAGACAGATGCTGCAGCAATGTTGGTTTGATGCTGAACGGACGCACGATGGGCTAGAGGCACTAAGACAGTATCAGCGTGAATATGATGAGGACAAGAAAGCATTTAGGCAGACACCACGGCATGATTGGACAAGCCACCCAGCAGATGCATTTAGGATGTTGGCGATTGCTTGGAGGTTAGAGCCGAAGGTTAAGCAGCCAGATATGGTTAAGCCGTTGATGGTCGGGCCTGAGAACACAGTAACTTTGAATGATATGTGGGCAACCCACACAACAAACCGGAGTAGAAGATTATGAGTGGCGTACCTTATCCATATGAGTATCAATACGAACACGTTGCAGCAAGCCAAACAGCACAAGTCTTAGGCGGCACAGGCGCAACTGGTGATTACATTCATCGTCTATGTTGCACCGTGGCTACAGCTGCGACAGGTAACGTCATCCTGCTAGATGGCACAGGGTTCTCGCACACGATTCTGCCAGCATTGCCAGGCGGCGGTATTGGTCAATACAACATTGAAATTAACGCTATTTCTCGCAACGGTGCGTGGAAGATCACAACTGGCGCAGGCGTGGAAGTGTTAGCCATTGGCATTTTTAGCGCATGATCGTAGCAAGCGTATTGCGGTCAGGTGGTGATTTCAAGCCTGAACACGTTTATGCGTTGCAAAAGATGTGCGCTAAGTATCTGCCACCGCATGAGTTTGTTTGCCTGTCAGACGTTGAGCTAGAGTGCAAAACTATCCCTTTGATGCACGATTGGGTTGGTTGGTGGGCAAAGATGGAGTTGTTTCGGCTACCGAGTGCGCTGTATTTTGACTTAGACACGGTGCTAACTGGTGACTGTACGGCAATGATTGAGGCGGCAAAACAGCATGATTTTGTGATTATGCGTGACGTTTATCGGGGTCAGTACAACCCGAAAGCCATGCAGTCAAGCATGATGTATTGGTCGAAACCTGTTGATTTGTACGATAAGTTTGCCGCATTACAAATGTACACGGCGGGTGGTGACCAGGCTTACATTGAACACTTTATGCGGGACAAAGTGACGTACTGGCAAGATATAAGCGATGGGATTGTCAGTTTTAAGGCTGATGTGCTGCCAAAAGGGGTAGACGATGCCAAGGTTGTGATATTCCACGGCAAACCCCGTCCGTGGGAACAAACAAGGATACCGTATGAAATTGGTTGAAGGCTGGCAAGTTCCCGATATTGACGAGTGCTGCATTAACGCACTCTTGGTTGAGCTACCAGACTTGAATGTGAGTTATACCCACATGAACCAATTTCGTACAGTCATTCAGGCTGGCGGCAATATTGGCGTTTATCCCGCAACGATGGCAGGACAATTTGAGCGTGTCATCACAGTCGAGCCTGATTTAGTCAATTATCAAGCGTTACTGCTAAACGTTGCAGGCCACGCCAACATCGAGCATCATTGGGCTGCATTTGGTGAGAAACAAGGCACAGCGTCAGTCGATCACCCATACCCTGAGAACATTGGGGCGCACCAGCTAAAGGCCGGCAATGACGTTCGGGTGCTAACAATTGACTCCTTTTGCGTAGATAACTGCGATTTTATCCAGTTAGACATTGAAGGCTACGAGCATTTAGCATTGCTAGGCGCAGAACGCACGATCAAAAAGACACACCCAGTTATCACGCTAGAGCTAAAGGGCTTGGGCAGTCGATACGGGTACAGCGACGAGGACACAATCAACCTACTCCAAGATTGGGGCTACGAGATTGTCGGGCGGGTAAACCGTGACGTAATTTTTGCGAGATACTAAGATGGAAGCATTGACTGGCGTTCAGAAGTGGCTAAACGTAATTAGCCAATACGACAATGAGTTCAAAAAATGGGAAGCTCGCACAAATAAGATTGTGAGGCGCTACCGTGATGACAACCGCAATCAGAACACCAACGAAACCGCTAAATTCAACATTCTGTGGTCTAACGTACAGACGTTAATCCCTGCCGTATATGCCAGGTTGCCAAAGGCTGACGTATCTCGACGTTTTGGTGATAACGACCCAGTTGCCCGTGTTGCCAGCCAATTGATTGAACGTGCATTGGACTTTGAGATCGAGCATTACACCGATTTCAGATCGACCATGAAACACGCAGTTGAGGACAGGTTCTTGGGTGGTCGAGGCGTGGCATGGGTGCGCTACGAGCCGCAC